CGGCCGCACCGGCAGTACAAGCCGCGGCATACCAATTAATACTTAACCGTAGAGTTGGTACTTATACACTTCCAGACAACGTTTTGATTGTTGCCGCAGGTAACAGAGAAGCTGATAAAGGCGTTACATATAGAATGCCTGCTCCGTTGGCAAACAGATTCGTCCACTTAGAAATCAAAGTTGATTTTGATGATTGGTTTGAGTGGGCAGTTAAGAACGATCAGCACCAAGATGTTGTTGGTTATTTGACATTTAGCAAGAAGGACTTATACGATTTTGATCCAAAATCCGCAAGCCGTTCATTTGCTACACCCCGTTCATGGTCATTTGTTTCCGAACTTTTGGAAGATGATGACGATGAAAATACCACTACAGATTTAGTTAGTGGTGCAGTCGGCGAAGGACTTGCTGTAAAATTCATGGCTCACAGAAAAGTAGCCGCACAACTTCCTAACCCAAGCGACATCTTAAATGCGAAGGTTAAGAAGCTAGAGACTCGAGAAATCAGTGCCATGTATTCCTTGACAGTCTCTTTATGCTACGAATTGAAAGAAGCTTGTGATAAGAACGATAAGAAGTTTGACGACAAAGTTAATAACTTCTTAAGGTTCTCAATGGACAACTTTGATACTGAATTGGTTGTCATGGGTATCAAATTAGCTCTTACACAATATCAACTTCCAATCGATCCAGATGAAGTTGAGTGCTTTGATGAGTTCCATGAACGATTTGGCAAGTATATTAAAGCCGCACAAGGCGAGGCGTCGGCCTAACAGACGCTATTTTGGAGGGGGATTTTAATTAATCCCCTTCCATTTTTCGGTTGACAATGAACATTAAATATAGTATAATATACATATAATAAGAAATTGAGGAATGGCACAGATGACTACAGTTACTTTAGAAAACCCAAAAACAGAAGAAGTTAAACTTACACCAGAAGAGTTAAAAGATCTTCGGGCAGAAGTTTTGGACAAAATTATTGTAGCACGAGTTGGGCTACTTTTACGCCACCCATTTTTTGGTAATATGGCCACAAGGCTTATTATTAAAGAGTGTGATGACTGGTGTGGTACTGCCGCAACTGATGGTAGACACTTGTTTTATAATTCACAGTTTTTCGCTAAAATGACAAACAAAGAAATTGAGTTTGTTATAGCCCATGAAATTCTTCATTGCGTTTTTGATCATATGACAAGACGTGAAGATAGAGAACCGCAACTTCATAATATTGCATCAGATTATATTGTTAATAATACTTTGGTGCGAGATCATATTGGAACAAAACCAAAAGATATTCAAATTTTCCAAGATTTTAAATATGAAGGTTGGACTTCAGAAAAGGTTTACGACGAGCTTTATAAGAAATATGATGACGAAGAGCTTAAACAATTAGGCGAATTGCTTGACGAACATATTGATTGGGATAAAGATAACCAGGCAAGCCAGGGTAATTCTAAAAAGGGCAAAGGCAAAGATAAAAAAGAAGGTAACGGACCTCCAAAATATTCTAAAGATGAGCTCCGTAAAATCCGTGATGAAGTTAAGGAAAGTATGTTAGGTGCGGCACAGGCCGCAGGTGCTGGTAATGTTCCTGGCGAAGTTGATCGTTTTATTAAAGAACTTACTGAACCTAAAATGAACTGGCGTGATTTATTGCGTCAGCAAATCCAAAGCACTATTAAAAATGATTACTCTTTCCAACGTCCTTCACGCAAGGGATGGCATACAGGAGCAATTCTTCCAGGTATGACTTTTGATACAACTATTGATATTTGTATTGGAATTGATATGAGTGGTTCGATCGGAAACGCACAAGCTACTGTATTCTTAAGTGAGATACAAGGTATTATGCAAGAGTACCAGGACTACAGAATTAAGCTATGGTGCTTTGATACTAAAGTATATGGTGAAGCTGACTTTACTGCTGACAATGGTAGCGAACTTGAACACTACGAAATTAAAGGCGGTGGTGGAACAGACTTCATGGCTAATTGGAGATATATGCAAAACGAAGGCATTAATCCAAAACGTTTCATTATGTTCACTGATGGTTATCCTTGGGATAGCTGGGGCGATGAAAACTACTGTGAAACAGTATTCATCATTCACGGACATCATGATAAGAACTTAACGGCACCGTTCGGAGTAACGGCGCATTACGAAGACGCTAAATGAGTCAGGCTTGGAGTTTCAAACTCAAATTTATGCATCCGGCCAAAGTTAGAACTATTAAAACTTTTGTATATAGCGATACAGGAGAAGATATCGAACAACGGTTTGCACCTAACATGGTTAGTAATATTAAACGGATAAAGGACCCATTAGCAGATCTTACCACTGACGGATGGTCTAAAAAGAAAGAATTTAAATACATTTAAACGGTATGGAGACGTTCATGCTACACAAAACAGGGCAACCAAATGCCCTCAATTACTTTGACATTAGGCAACTTACTGTGGCTCCACCCCACTTTGAATATATTACCTTAAAGCAAAACTATAATTTGGAAGACGCAATTACAAAATGGATTATGAAGAACTTAAAAGGAAGATTCTTTATTGGTAAAAGAGTAGATTTGGACAAAGAAAATGCGGTTGCAACTCTAGTTAATCTAGGTTTTGAAGATCCAAAAGAGCTTTCTTATTTCATGTTGGCGTGTCCACTTTTAAAGTACTAATAAATATATGCGTATATAATATATATTACATCTAAAGGAGAACATATATGTCAGATGGAAAACAAGCGATGGCAACAGAAGGAACTTCGGCTACTCCGCCTAAGGCGGCTCCGACGGCTCCAACTATGCCACCAGCACCAACAGTACCTCCTACAGGAGCACCAGCCGACGGGCAGGCACCTGGAAACCCTGAATTAACAGTTCAAGATTTAGGAGTACTAAAAACAATTATCGAAGTTGCACAGACTCGTGGGGCATTTAAGCCTAACGAAATGGAAGCTGTCGGTAAAACTTATACGAAATTAGATACATTTCTAACGAGTATACAAAATCAACAAGTAGCGGCACAAGGTAATGCTCCGGCAACACCAGCCAAGCCAGCTACAACTGGAGACAAATAATGGCAAACTTAAAACATATCGGACGATTTAAAGAGACCGGTCGTAAAGTTGCTGTTGTGTTTCGTACACTACCTAATGAGCCAGACAACTGTTTGGTCGTTAGAACTGAAGGCTTACCTGATTCTGATCATGATTTATTAATCAGATTAATCGAAAGCAATACAGGTCAAGTTGCACATGAATTAGCTGATGCTATGCAACGTACACCATTAAATGATGGTAGTATTATGTTAGCACGGTTTCATGCAAGAGGTAACCTAGTTAAAGCAGGGACTTCTGAGATTGAAATGACGCCAGACACACAAACTACAATTAGTCTTGACGAACTTAATAAGACTATTGCAGACCAAAAAGGTGTCCAAGTTAAGGATCTTGCAGTCGGTGGAACACAAGTTGAAGAAGTGGGATCGGTAAATGAAGTACCAATACCAACCGTTGCCGCTGAATCACAAACAGCTAAAGTTGACGACCCGTTAACAGATGATGCTTTAGCTACTAAACTACGAGCAGATGCTGACGGTTTATTCAAAGAAGCAACAGACCTCCGAAAACAAGCAGAAGACCTGAGCCCTACTAAAAAGGGTACGGCTCGTGTCAAGGAATAAGAAGAGGCTACCCCAAAGCGTAATTGATAAATGGCCTGAAGTATTTAAAGACATAGATATTAAGGCCATTCCACTTCAATATTTGCATTCAATTAGGGTGCAATTCTCTAATGGCAAAATATGGGATGTTATGGTTAAGGACGATGCCAAAGCAAAAAACCCTATGTCAAGGCTTGAAAATACCCTACAAACCCTGTTCGATACATATGATACGAGTATCAAACACATAGATTTTAGAGTTGATACTGATCGTGTGAAAAAAGATGTACAAAAACGCACCCGTGGCTTCTTGAAGAAGAACAAATAAATAATGTTAATGGCATAAATACATATAGAATCCAGGAGTTAACAATAAATGGCTTTAAGACTTAGAAGAGGTACAAACGTTGAACGATCGTTAATTACACCAGCAGATGGTGAATTAATCTACACTACAGATACCAAAAGACTATATATTGGTGATGGTACCACAGCTGGCGGAAACCCTGTTGATACAGCAGGCGAGTTTTTAGGGTCTGATATAGATCTAAATAACTACAACATTACAGGTACAGGTAACATTAATACAACAGGTAATATTAATGTAACAGGTAGCATTACAGCAGATGGTAATCTTACACTTGGCGGAAACCTTACAATAGGTGATGCTTCAAGTGATACTGTTAGTTTTCTTGCTAAAGTAGAAAGTCACGTTATTCCAGATGTTGACGGAGCAAGAAACCTTGGATCTTCTAGTAATAAATTTAATCAAGTTTGGGCTAATACTGTTCATGTTTCTCAAGATGTTAATGCTACAAACATTAATGCTAATATTATAGCTGACGATAGTACTGTAGTAATTAATAAAGCAACAGGAGCCATAAATGCCGCTGGTGTTTTTCAAGGCGAAGTTCAAGCAACTGATAACCAAGTATTAATTAATCCAGCAACTAAGGCAATTGATGGTGCTACAATAACTGCTACTGTCAAATTGGTAGCTCCAGTTTTTGAAGGAACAGTAGACGGTGATATGAACGGCTCTATATTTGGAGACGACTCAACACTATTAGTTGATGGCGTTAATAGTAGAGTTACACTTAACAACGGTACAGTTAATATTGATGGTGATCAAATTCAAACTACTACAACAGAATTGAAGCTAGGTGAAAAAACAGATGCGGTTGGTAAGACATTACAAATTACTAATACTGATGGAAGTTCACCAGTAGAACTATTAGTAAAAGGATCAGCATCATTTGGTGGTGTAAGTAAATCAACTATTTCAAGTTATCACGGTTCAATGACAACTCCAGTTCAAGCAACTGATGGTGATTGGATCGGAGCATTCAACTCAGAAGTATGGGATCCTGGAACGTCATCTTGGATAGGATCAAGTTTGATTGCATTCAGATGTGATAACAATGAAACTGTAGCGTCTGATACAGCTAAAGGAAAAATTGCATTCATTAATAATGGTGGAACAGGTTCTACGCCAGCATTAAAAACAATGTCATTTGATTCTAGAGGATACCTAGCAATTAATAATACTCTTGACTATATTGCAACTGCGGCACTTGATGTTACAGGTGACTCAGTAGTAACTGGATATTCTAGAATGGGTAACTTAACAACTGTCCAACGAGATGCATTAACTCCTGAGGCAGGTATGATCATTTATAATACTACCGATAATGAATTCCAAGGACGCACAGGTGCGGCTTGGGTAGCATTACACTAATTTCAACTTCAACTACATTCTAACTAAAACCAAATAAGTAAGAGTATGAGCCTTACGTTATATACATCAGGTAGTACTGATGAACCAAAATTAATTACTCATTCCTGGGACTTTATTAAAAGAAGTGCCCACAGGTCAGCAACCGAAATTGGATTAACTAAAGACGATATAGTACTAGATGTATTTCCTGCGAACACTATAGCACACTACACAATCACCGGTCTTCCTGCGTTTGTAAGCGGCGCACAATACGTTTGTAGCAACTTTAATGCCTATACCTACCCTAAACTTTTTAAGCACGTTAAACCGACGTACATTAGCTTAATACCCCGTCATTTAGAATTATTAAACAAGACTAAAGACTTTAAAGATTTAGATATGAGTTGCGTCCGATATATGGTTACAGGTAGTGCCAAAATAGAACAAGAATTTATTGATACGTTTAAAGCTAAAGGTGTACAAACTATTGCAAATTGGTACGGCATGACTGAGGTTCCACCTCCTGTATTAATTGGATATGATTCTGTAAAATTTAATATGAAATCTGTAAGTAATGATCACGTAATGTTTCAATCTATTCATGACCCGTACCCTTTTAATTTAGCTGAATGTATTATTAACGGTAAATCTACAGGTGATATATTCGACATGGATAAACAAGAATTTTCACATAGACGAAAAGAGGCAAATGGACAAACTTGGAAAACTGACGTTTAGATTTGCAACTAATAATGATAAACCTTTAGTCGAAGATTTTTGCAAACTACAAAAAGATAATAATAATACCAGCCTAGAAAAAATGAAATGGGACTGGTGCCTAAAGAACGGTACGTGGACTGTTGCAATTTACGAAGATAAGATTGTTAGTATTGCAGGTATACACGACTTACCTGAAGTAGGATTTAATTGTTATAGATGTTTATTTCGTGGTGCTCAGCTTCCAGGATATACATTAGGTACCGGAAGAGACATTTTTAAAACAGGAATACACTTAACTCATTTATTAAACTTACAAATTGACTGGGCACCTAAGTCAGCAGACTTATTCATTAGCACCAATATAAATGATGACGGTGGCAAGAGCCAGCGTATGAACAATACAATAATGCCGTTATTAGCTAAACGTGGTATATGGACTTTAGATAAAGAAATGGAATTATATAATGTACCACAGAACTTGTGGCGTATTAATGTTGAACGGTACAAGGAAGAGCGTAACCGCTCGCTAAACAGCGATAAGAATACTGATCAAAAATCGTAAAAGGTTTCTTTTTAATTACAACTTCTTTAACTTGGTTTTTCCAGTAGCTTGTATCTTTACTTGTAGCAGTATAATGTAGGTCTAAAAATTCTTCTATATGTTTAACTACGTTTAACCATTGCTTATTATACACTTTAGATTTACCTAGAAGTTTAACTAGCATTTCTATTTGATATTGTATAAGCCATATTGCTTGTGCTTCTAATGGTTCTATAAATCCTGCACTTAATCCTATATTTAAAATATTACCTTCATAAGGGTTTTCACAATATTGACTTTCCCACTCAATTACTCTTAACTGAGCTAGTTCTAATTGATGTGGACACTTTTCTATAAACTCTGCTTTAGCACTTTCTATTGATTGATGTTCTTTACTAAACACATACCCATTACCTATACGATTCTGCAGGTATATATTCCACATCCAACCATTGCTTAATGCAGTAGTTTCTGTATAGTATTTTAGCATCTTATCATAACTAGGTGCAACTATGGCACAATTATTCTTTAAGTTAGTTTTAACCATAGTCTTTGCAGGAAATAAGTTACTAAACCCTGCACAATTAATAATTAAATCTGCTTCAATATCGTCTATTGAGGTAAGTGTTTTATTAATAAGTTCTACGCCATTTGGTAATGCTACTTTATCTCTAAGCATAATACCAAACTTATTAGCATCTATATGATAAGCATGGCGCCATTTTTTGTTAGGCTTTGCATAATTACGCATCCACTCTATTTGTTCTTTATGCTCTGATTCATCAAAGCAAAAATGATGCCACCATTGTTTATTATGCCAATCTCTATGACATATAGTATACTTCCTAACTGCATCACAATGGTCAAATAAGTCTTGTTCTGTAAGTCCTATTTCAGTAATAAAGTCATACACACTAGGTAATGTACTTTCGCCGACACCTATTGGAGGGATATCTTCGCTTTGTATTACAGTAATTTTCCAGGTAGTTTTTTTAGAAAGGTAAGCGGCTGTCATCCATCCTGCGGTACCACCACCTACAATAGTGATGTTAGCCATTAGGTTCTAATGATAAATCAACCGATAATAGTTTAGAATTTTTAGAAGTTAAATTAACAATAGCAAGTTCACCGTTTAACTTATCATCTTGTAAATTAAATTTGTAAGGTGCTAACACTGAAATATGTTCTACATCATTAATTGCACCTGAAGTAATATTTGAAGTTCCAATATCAAATGCTTCTTCAATTGATTTGTCTAATACTTTAAACACTTTTGATGGTGCGTTAGTTGTACTTGGATTCTGAATTGAAGGGAACAAATAAACAATACCTTCGTTAATTACAGGTTTAGTACCTAAAGAATGATTAGTTTTTAATGTTTCTAATGTTGCATTATCTAAATTAACATAGACTAAATCTTGTGATCCGTCCCAACAAGTATGTGTAACTAAAGTGTTACCATGAATTGTTCCATACTTGAATCCCATATTGCCGCCCATGTCATCATTGCTTTCGGGAATATACTCAACTGATTTAACTTCAGTACCGTCATAAATCCAAAAATACATTTTGTCCGATTCGTCCATTATTAATGGAGCCCCAACCGCTTTAGAGCCGTTAGTGTTAACATGATAGAACGCACCGTTAGTTGGTGCTATATGTGATGTAAGGCTGTTAGTTTCAAGGTTTAATGTTAACAAAGTATTTGTTGTTTTACCATATGGAAAAAACACAACTTCGTTTAAATCTTTTACATATACACTATGAATAGAAGCAAACTTTTCGTCTGTTTCATGTACCGTGAATGTCTTATCAACTGCATCAAATACAACAACCATTCCGCTATTAATAGGAGGATAAATGATTTTGTTGTCTACTGTGATAGGACGACCAAAGTTAAAATGTCCACAAAATGTTTTAGGAGTTTCTGAACCGTGTACTGTGACACCTTTTTCTTGAATCATTGTAACTTCATTAGTATCTAAGTTAACAGATGCTACTCTTACAATGCTGTCTACTTTGTCTTTTTGAGTACGCATTACGTATGCTGTATTTCCTACAACTGCAACGCCACGATATTTGTCACCTGGCTCACTATGTTCATAAAAATCAACAAATGTAGTTGTTCCTTCGTTTGCATTTACTCTAAGCAAACCTGGTCTTGCACCAGCATCTTTATTAAAATCTCTTGTTAATTCGCCGTCCTGACGAACCTTCCCATTAGTAATTACAGACAGAAACTCACCATTATTAATATAATGTGGTTCATCTAAAACTTGTGTAAAGTACGTCATTATTATCTCCTATTACGTATATTTATCATGCAATATGACATTTCAAATCTAGAAGTGATTGCATAAAATCATTATCTACCCTAGATAACAAGTGAACACGCTCAGTTGAGCCTGTATTTGCGGTGCCATGCTGGATCATAGTATTAATTATGTAGGCTTTGCCCAGTTCCATATGGTATTTTCGATCACGATTTTCACCAAAAGTAAAGACCGCGTCTTTATTTGTATAAAATGGAATATGTAGCTTTTTAACGTTACCGTCAGAGTGAGTATCAACTGATAATCCGCTTGGATGTAATGCCATTAACATCTGTCGTAATGCTGACAAACTAAGACTATCTATTAAAGAATTTAGTATACCAAACTTGTACTTCTCTTGTGGTACTGATTTATAATAAAAATCCTGCTCTGATAATCCTTGCAACTCAGGATACATATCAAAATTTGCTTGGGATTTTGAAGGACACGGAATATCTCTATTAACAGGCCAACTTATACTCCATCCTTGAATGTTACCTAAATAATTTCCAACACGCCCTTGTGTTTTATAAGTTTCGTAGATATCCGGGCGTAAACATTCCTGCGAATCAAAACTAAAATTAAATTTGTACAAGTCTGTTTTTAATTTATTGTAGTATTCATTTAATGCATCAGGATCAATAGTAAAATCTAATTCTACTATATCCCAATCAAGATTATCAAACAGAATAGTCACATCTTCAATATCACTAGGCTTTAATACTCTCATTGATAATCCTTTGCTGGCACTTTGAAAAATAAATGAACTCTGTCAGTAATGCCATTGTTAATAGTGCCGTGTGGTTTGGTAGTATTTATTAGATATGCTTTTCCAACTTTTAAACAGTATTGCTGATCACCAAATACAAAAAATGATTCAGAATTTGCTATAATAGGAATATGTATTTTAATATATTTGTCAGTATCGGTGTGTTGTTGAATTATAGTTCCAGGTGGATGTCCACTTAAACTAAATTGTCTTGAATTCGGAAATATGTTTTTCAATTCATCAATAATACCAAACACCAGGACAGTATCTCTATAATTATCGGTTCTGTTTTTGTGTACATTCCATGGAGGACATGGCACAGTTAAATCTTCTAAATTACTTTGTATTCCCCAACCATATACACTTGTAACATTATGCTTTTCTGAATCAACAACGTCTTTTATATTAGTAAACTTAAGATGTTGAAATTTTATACAGACTTCGTTATAATAATTTCTAAGATTACTATAATCAATATCAACATCTATTTCTTTTACATTAAAGTTCATTTGTCCATACCTTACCATACAGGTGTATTCTATTTGTACTACCTTTATTTTCCACACTATGTGGAATAGTAGTATTTACAAGATACGCCCAGCCCGGTTCCATATGAACCTCTTCATCTCCTATGATCCAGTTACTATCTTGATTAGTATGTATAGGTATATGAACTCTAATTTTATCTGGACTGTCTTGATGTGTAATTAATTTTGTATTAGGTGTATGTACAGTTACTACCCACTTCTTGCTACGCATAGGTAATTGTTTAACAAGTTCTAATCCGTATCCTGTAAAACATTTACGAGGATTTAATTCATCATTATCATTATCTCTGTACTCTGGTTTTGCACAACCCTGTTCAAATGGCTTAGGTCCTGGATCATCACTATTCCAACAAAGTGTATAATATGCCGCATCGTTGGGGAGATAATGTCCTGTCTTTGCTTCTGGATCACTAATAGGAAATTGCCATACATGATTATTCTCACCAATAACAAACTTCCAATCGGAATAATTTTCTTCAAGGTCTTTATACCATGCTTGTATTTTTTCTACATCTACTTCAAACAACTTTCGAACTTTAAAGCCTAAGTCAAGAGAGGTATGTTTTTCAATATATGGTTTAAAATCTTGGATGTGTTGTTTGTTTTCCATTCCTAACTCTTTCATTTATATCTACTGCAACGTAATCATGTCCGTATAATATTAAATCTTCTGGTATTAAAGTTTCAAATATTTTCCACTTTTCTTCTAACACTTCAGGTTCAACGTTCCAATGTAACATTTCACTCGACCATATATTAGTAGTCCATAACACTTTTGTACCTTTAGTACTTCTTATTTTTTCAAATAATAACTGAGGATTATTAACGATATCTATCAAATGAAACTCATGTTTTAAATTTTTATATCTATCCCATAGTGTTTTAAACACTTCTCTACCACCATGTTCAGCAACTTCTTGTTGCCAAAATGACTCGTAATTGCCTCTATACGTTGAGGAGAAGTTGTATTCTAGGTCATGTTCGAGTAACCATTCATGTAAATCGTAGCCATCCCACGTCTCTAATAGATGCTTTTTATATTTTAAACTTGCTTCACACCAATCAAAGTAATGTATTTGTGTTCCTTCATGAAAGCCGTTTGTATTTAAAATAGCAAGTGGTTTAAATCCTGCCGCGGCACTAAACAATACATCAATAGGTTTATTTGTACGCACACCTTCACTACTGAGTGTTTCTGTATTAAACGCATACACTCTATCTTTTTCTATTTCTTCTTGGTATGCTAATTTTCTTATCCATCCTCGTTGCGCCTGATTAGTTAACTTATCAACTGTCGGCGATTGCTTATTATACCAAACTGATTCTAATTTTTCTGTATCAGTATACGGATATAAAAATACTTTACAAGCCCGCATATCATTATCTAAATTATCAATACGAACATTATTTTTACAAGCAATATCAATCCAATTACTTCCATCACTAGTTACGCTATGGTCAGCACTTCCTTCGGTACCTTCTATCCAAGACGGAGTATAATTACTATGTATTGTTTCTTCACTTAACTTATAATTTCTTAAATTTTGTTTTCTATCCCAAAAGAACCCTATTTCATCAAATGATGGTTTACCTAGTTTAGTCCAAGTATCTAAATTAACAAACAAATATTGTCTATGCAATCCTGGATACGCACCATTAGTTAAATAATGTTGTGCTTGTTTGTCCATAATATGAGCTATTACAAAAAAATTAGGATTCTTATCTGCATAATCTAAACTTTGTACTATAAGACTTTGCCCTCGAAATAATAACAATCCTTGACAAGCAACCATACAATACTTTTTACCCTTTTGTACTGCTTCGTCTAGCATTTCTTTAACACTTTTATACGACCCTATATAATCACTTAACCCTGCTTTTACCATACGATTAATATAAAAGTATGTCATATCAAGTGTACGTTTATTAATAGTATTACTGTTGATATCTCTACTAATATTAAGGATACCTATAGCTACTGTACTAGGTACTCTTATCCCTTCGTAATATCTATCAACAGTAATACTATTCCAATCTTTCATCTTATCCTCTATTTGTAAAATAACTTTCACGCAATACGTAAAAGAAATCTCTAACCCTACGCCCTATTTCATAATGTATAATTATATGGATTCTTGGCTTATCACTACAATTCCAAACACTATGTACATTACTAACATCCATTAAAAAAGCACTTCCTTCATTTTTAAAAGGAACACGCCCTTTATCTTTTAATGCAAAATTACACCCTTCAGGATTATTCAAACTAATATTACAAACACTTAATCGTTTTTCGTGATCTTGTCTATCTTGATGTGGCAATATATACCCACCGGGTTCTAACAACATAAAACGAACACGATTAAAAAATTCAGCTGGCCATACATCAGTTAAAAACTTTTTAGTTACTGGACACTTATCTGCTACCCAAGTCCAATCTAATTGTTTAAGTGTATCTTGTCGATCACCATATGTGTCAAGACTTTGAGTATCTTCGTCTAATCCGTGTAATGTTAAACTCTTCCAACCGTCACCATAAGTATCTCTATGAACATGAAATTTATCACTTAATGCTTCTGCTTCTTTATACATTTCTTTCCACGGTTGACCATCTAATGAACTAAGATGAAAGTAGGGCCAACCACTTTCAGTAACTATCCATTTAGGATCAAACACTTCAGGATACTTTTGCTGTACTACAGTATTATTTTCGGTGTGAAATTTCTCCAATTCTAGCATAGCAATATTTATCGGCCAGGTTAATTATATACGCATATAAAGACTGTTAAATACAGTATGCCATTTTTGAAAATTGAAGAACTTAAGACCCTTATTATAGATTTTACAAGTCATTGTAACGCTATGTGTGGCAATTGTAGCCGTAATATTTCCGGCGTTGAAGTTAATCCTAATATGCCATTAGAGCATATGAGCTTAGATACTTGGAAGAAAATAATTGATAATAGCGAACATATTGATGAAATAATTTTTAATGGCAGTTATGGTGATGCAATGATGAATCCTATTTTATTAGAAGCATTAGAATATGCTAGTTCAAATAAAATTAGTATTATGATTCATACTAATGGCGGTATTGGAAAACCTGAATTGTATATTGAGTTAGCAACTATTCTAAAAAATTTTAAACAACCTAGCGGTGTAACTTGGAGTATTGACGGATTGGAAGATACTAATCATTTGTATCGTAGAGGTGTTATATGGCAAAGAATTATAGACAATGTACAAGCATTTATTAAAGCAGGCGGATTAGCTCGTTGGCGTATGTTAGTATTTGAACACAATGCACATCAAGTAGAAGAATGCGAACGTCTTGCATTTAGTATGGGTTTTAAAAAATTTGATATTAATGGTGGGTATACTTTTAGTGCTATTAATAGTGTTGTAGGCGAAGCAATAGAGAAGTTTAAGGCAAATAAAAAAGAAGAAGCACGTACCGTTGCGTATGATAAAAAATATTTAAACAATGTAGAACGTGTAAAAGGATTGTTAGAAAAAGGATTCGATAAAGGTCATATTACTTGTAAGTGGCAAAAGAAACGTAAAGTGCAAATAAGTCATATTGGTGAAGTGTTACCTTGTTGCTATTTGTTAAGCGAAAGATATCCTAAAGATCCTAACAGTCTTTATACTATAGATATGAAGTGGCCAAATATAAACACAGAATCATTAAAAAATATTGTACAAGGTGAAACACTTACATATCCAAAAGATAATAGATTTAAAATTTGCGAGATTACCTGCGGTGAAGTGTAAATATTTAGAAAATCAAATTTGTGTAAGATCAGACGGTCAATATCGTTTGTGTTGTGTTAGTCTTGAAAAAGATAATAAAGAAAACATTAAAGATATGAATCCACAAGAATGGCACGACAGTGAATTTCATACAAAAACTAGAGAACAGCTTGATCGAAATGAATGGCCTGATGCTTGTACTAGATGTGAACAACTCGAAGCAAAAGGATTAGATAGCCAACGTACCAGAGTAAAAGAAGACGGTACTAGATACGTTAGAAATCAATATGGTCCAGGACTTTCTCACTTTGATATTAGATTTGGTAACAGTTGTAATCTTAAATGTATTAGTTGTTTTCAGATGTCTAGTAGTAGTCTTGCTCAAGAAGCCATCGAAATGTCAAAAGCAGGAGTACAACCATTACACTTACCTCTATTAGATGATCCTAATTTTAATTGGGCAAGTGACGAAACTATGAAACGCTTTGAGAACTTGCCTATTAGAGAAGTTTACTTAACAGGTGGCGAGCCAATGGTTGTAAGACATTTACCCAAGTTTTTAGAAAAACTAGATTCTAGTGTAGTAATTAGATTTAATACTAACGGTACAATATGGAACCCTATAGTATCAAAGATGTTAAAAAGATTTCACTCAGTAATTATGAGCATGAGCCTTGATGCTGTTGATAAAAAAATAAATTATATACGTTACCCTAGTAAATGGGATGAAATTGAAATTAATACCCAACGGTATGCAGAATTTTGTACTGTTGATATTACACCAACGATAAGTATTTTAAATGCTTCTTACTATAATGAAATTATAGAATGGGCAAATAACAATCACTTTAGATTATATAACGAAAATTTATTACTAACTCCTGATTGGTTACACGTTAAAAATGCACCAGACGAATTAAAGAAAAATTATAAATTACCAGAACTATCTAAATGGGCTGACGAGCCTGCTGATCCTAAATGGATTGAACACTTTAAAAGACAGATAACAAGATTAGATAGCTGGAGAAAAATATATATAAAAGATTACTTACCGGAGGTAGCAAAAGCATATGAACTTAATTAAAGAAAATAAAGAAAAACACAGAGCGATCTTTAAACTTGACGATCGTTACAGAAAAGTTTGGTACGTTAACCCAGACCTTGGTCCTTTTGCTGAAGCTGTTGACGAACACATAGAAATCTTAGAAAAATTTATGCCTGGCTATGTTCTTGACCATGGGTATACTACTGAAAGTATATACATAGATTATAAAATTTTACCAGGCACACCAGCAAGTAAATTTCCACATACTAAAGAATTTGCGGAGAAAATTTATAATTTTTGTATCGAGAATATTAATAAGACATCACCTTATGCTCATGGCGATTGGGTTTTAAGTAATATTCTTATTGACGGAGATAATATGCAAATAATAGATTGGGATAATTTAGCTGTACACGAAATTAAAGATGTACTAGAGAAATTAAAGAGTGATTTGAAATCAGCATTCGGAGAAAAATTCGATGAATTTTTACCAGGAGAGAAATTTTAATGATCGCACAAGCATTTAGTTACGCAACTCTTAGTAATAACGGATTTATCTACATTCCTCCATATGGACTTTCAGAACCTCTTGATTATATGTTAAAAATGGATCCTAATACTTATGAAATTACTACGATAAAATTAAAAATTAATACATCATGTGAAAAGTGGCAACGTGGTATTGCATATCGTAAGAAAATATATTTTTTACCATATAATGAAGAAAATATTTTAGTTGTTAATACAGATGATGATAGTATTGAGTATATTAAAGTAGAACAGCCTGGGCAAGGAAAATATATACAAGGCCACATATATCGTAATAAACTAATTGCATTACCTTATGGTGAACATACACCATATGATTATGTTCTTAAATTAGATCTAGAAAGCCATGAAATAGAATTACAAAAACTAACATTACCACATAATGATTGTAAAAAGTGGCATACTACACAAATACTAGACGGAATAATTTATGGATTACCTAGAGGTGAAGATTTGGAAAAGTATTTCCCATATAGAATACGATACGATTGTACTACTAGTAACTATGTATTTACAGATATGTCTCCATTATGGTTAGACTACGATCAAGAACCGATGACTAATAAAAAATTTACTACAATGGCTAAGGTAGGTAATAAATTGTTCGCACCACCATATAGCGAAAATCCTAACTTTGATACTTTAATTAAATTTATAGACGGTGAATGGTTTAGCGAAAGAACAGGATTAAAAGCAACTAGTAGAAAGTATTATACTCATACTGTTGCTCGTAATGGTAAAATATTTTGCCCTCCAGCTGGACATGATGAGAATTGGAGTTCAATGCTTGTAATAGATAGTGTTACTCATAAGTGGCATACTATTGAATTAGGTATTGGGAAAGAAAGTAAAAAATATTTTGCTGGTGTGGAAAACTCCCAAAACAAAATTTATTATATTCCACGAGGTGGTTGTGTTTGCGAACCTACTGATACTTGGAAAAAACAAGGTGATCTTGCAGAAGTACTTGTAGTTGATACTATATCAGAACAATTTTACACTATAGATATTAGTGAATACTTTAAAGATTCAACTACTATTGAAAAATATAATAACTGTATTATTAAAGATGATATTATATATGCATTTCCATATGGACAAAGTGATAGTTTCCAAACTGTATTAGTTTTTGATACTATTAAAGAACAAATTATACATACGACAGACTTAAATGACTTATAAAGCCTTTGAAGATTTTTACCGCGAAGCAAAAATTAAACATCTAATACTAGAAAAACATAATGATGTTTTAATATCACCTCCGTTTGCTACAGAACGTTGTAGAGATTATAGTAGCATAGCAGTATATGACGGTAAAGATTATCTATCATATATTGATCTTAATTTACCTGATGCAACAAGTAAAATTAATGCTGTAGCTCAAGTTAATAATAGTAGTTGGTTAATTCCTTATGGTATATGGGATGACTTAAACATTGTTATAGAGTTAAAAGACTTAACACCTATATACCATACATTAAATAGACCAGGAAAAGGACAATTTTATAGCATAGCATCAAATGGAACTAGTGCTTGTGGTTTTCCTCTTGGATATGAAGATACTAATTATATAATTTATATTGATAGAACTGGGTTACGCACAATTAACTTTATAACTAATAATAAAAAATGTCATATGGGAACTGTATACTGCAATGGAAAATATTGGAGTATGCCTAGAGGTGACTGGAGAAATTATAATTCATTAGTTAGTTACGATGGTGACACTATTCAGCAATATGAAATACCTGTTGATCCTCATATACCTAGAAAGTTTACGGATTTAATTCCTGTGGATAATACTTTATACAGTTTACCATACGGAGAAGAGGCTGGACTTAATAGTGTTGTAGAATTTGATACTAATAGTAAAGAAATTAACTTGCATGAACTTGACGTTCCAGATTTTGCTAAAAAATATAATGCTCAAGTACTAGTTGAAGATACTATTATTGGATTACCATACGGAGATGAACATAGTATGGATAGTGAAACGGGTGTTTGCTTTAATACTGTAACCAAAAAAAGCAAAGCATTTAACCTTGGATTATGCTGGGGTGGAAAATATAGATTTCGTTCGGGTATAGCATATAGAGGTAAAGCAATTTTTCTTCCAACTGGTTCACCCAGTTGTCCTATTATAAGTGTAGATGTTTATGATGGTTCAATAAGATATGATACAATTTCTCCTGATAAACTATTCGGACGACCTATTATTTTCCAAGACAAATTACTTACAATAGTATATGATCTTAAAACTACATCATCAACTATAGTAGAAATTGGTGAAGATTTATCGCTAAAAGAGGTAATCAAAATATGAAATGTTACGCACCTTGGCATAGTATTTTGGTACGCTTTAATGGTGATATCACACCCGATGGTGTGTATACTAAACGCTATGGAAACGTACTTAAAACACCTTTAAAAGACGTCTTAGACAGCTTTACAGCGTCATACACAAAGGATTCTATACGCATGGATATATTGCCCCCAGAATGTGAACAATGCCCACGTAAAGAAGCTGTAGTAGGTCATAGCCGAAGATTATTCTTCCGTGATATTTTAAATCCTATGCTTGAAGGCAAGGATTACGATTACTCAAAAAACTTCCATGACATATACTTTTTGGAATTTAATATGAGTAATATTTGCAATCTTAAATGCAGAATGTGTAATGGTATAAGTTCTAGTACCTGGATTAAAGAAGAACTTAAATTGGATGCACTTTCAAAAGACTATATGCGTCCGGTAGATAATCCGGAATTTGGTTATACTAATTTAAGTGAGGAAATAGTTGATAGACTATTTGAAACTCCAGAAGTGTTTACTAATTTAGCATACCTTAGTATTAAAGGCGGTGAACCTTATATGGAGCCTGCAAATAAAAAAGTATTTAAAAAACTCATTGATATGGGGATAGCAAAAAACATAACGTTAGACGTTACGACTAATGGAACAATTGTTGACGAAGAATTTCACGAACTTGCACACCAATTTGGTCATACTAAATGGACTGTTAGTATTGAGGGGACTGGAAAATTATACCAATATATTAGAGGTGGTGAACATTTTACAATAGAACAATTAACAGAAAACTTAAAATCATTTGAACAATTTGACAGAGTTATTATTGCTGTTACTGTTCAAACATATAATATTGCACACTTACATAAAATAAAAGACTGGTATAGAGGGGTTTGTAAAAGCAACTATTCAATTTACTTTAATAATGTGGTTGCAACTCCACCATATCTTAATCCTAGAGTACTTCCTGATAATATATTAAAAAAGATAAAGTTTAAATTACCAAATATAAACTATATACAAGATCCTAAATTAGCATCACAACTTAAGACGTTTATTAACTTTACAAAAGATTTAGATAAAATTAGAAATACAAATATATTAGAAGTATGCCCAGAATTTTCTAGCTTGTTTGAATAGGATCTAATGATATATAATGTATATTATATGTGTTAGGTGAATCTATAACCCATTTAACAATTTTTCCAGCTTCTTCTAAACTAATTTTCTTTCTACCATCTTTTCTTTTTTGTTGACCTTCTGAAGCTAATTGTCCAAATGCAATATTAGTTATTCTAATTGAACTAGGTCCCCAACAAATATTTTTACATAAACGTTTACTTACATCATCTAAGTGAGTTTTATTCCTTATATAATCTTCTGAACTTCCGTCGCCCCAATAACTACTTGTACTACTAATATTAATAATATGTCCTGTTCCAAATTTTTTATAAACAGCTTCTAAAATTTTTAATTGTTGTCCATCAGGACCATATTGACTGTTTATAAATATTTCAAAATTCTTCGCATAGTCGGCAATTTTTTCTACGTCATTAATGTCCCAACCATTATACCTACCAATACATTCTATACCGCTTTCGCTAGTACGAACAATGCCTTGAGTTAAACCTTGATAACTGGGATTTCCTGTTATAAGTATTCTCATATTTCTTTCCTAACGTATATATCACTTAAACAAGCACATATTTCTTTTCCACAAGTAATAGGACCATCTGGTAATTTATAACGTTCGAGATTCCCTATAGGGCCTCCATATTGACAATCGGCTCTATACATATTACCCCACATATCAATATTAATCATATGTAATCCTGCCCAACATTTCCAACCTGAATATTTATTCTGACCATTAATAATTAAATCATTTGCATTAACAGACTTATCATCTAATAATAATTCGCCTCTATGTAAATGATGAATATTAATAGGTCTAAAGTAAGGCCAATTTTTAATAATATCTAATTGCTTAGGTGTATAATATGACATTTCATTAGATATATTGTCTATATTACTTTTATCTAAAATAACTTTAGGCCATACTGCCAACTTGTCTGTATTTTTATATAAAAATTTTGCAGTTTCAACTAGATCATCAAATTGATCTTGCACCATCATTAAATTAATGCCAACTTGACTCTTTACACTATTTGCTATATCAACAATATGATTAAGATCAGCATACTTAGGATGGTAACTAATAATCATCCCATCTGTATATTCACTTATTTCCTTAAAATACTCTATAGATTGACTACCATTAGTAATAAAACTAAAAATATGGCCTTGTTCTTTTACTAATTTTGCCAAGTCTATAAAATGTTTCCAGTATGTTGGTTCACCACCACTTATTCTATAGCATATTTCTTTACCTGGACGAGTGAATCCTTCAACAAACCGTTTAACAGTTTCCCAACGAGGCTGTCCGGTACTACCACTATGAAGATGTTCTGGACAATAGTCACAACTATAGTTGCACTTGTTAGATAATGTCCAACTAACAAGAAACCAATTTTCTTTTTCAGGTTTTGCATAAGTTAATTTCATTAGTTCATTGTATTATTCATAATAATATCATGCGTTCTTTCATTTAATTTAACAGTTAGTATTAATGCATATAATCCATCACTAAAACTAAACACACTATGATCTAATTGAAAATTTAGCCAATATAAGAAACCAGAATCTGGATAAAATGCTTTGCCATCTAGCATATGAACAAAATTTTCTGGTTTACAATTTCCAAACACGCATAACAATCTAAAATACTCCGGTCCAAGTCCAGGGAAATCTCTATGAGGCGGAAAGAAACCTCCTTTATCAATTCTTAATAAATGTACTCTACCTATATCAGGTCTAAATACATCTACTAATTTTTTTAGGTCAGGTACACTATCATAAACAGCCGTAGGCATGACAAAGTCTTCTTCATTCATTGTTACATCATTATATTTTTGCATATATCCAAAACTATTCAAATGATAATTGTCCATTACATCACCTGAATGACTTGTAACAGGTAATCCCCATCTATTGTTTACTGTATCTTTATTAGCATTATAAGGACACCAGTTATCTTTAAACTTTTCAAGTTGATGGATGACTTCATACCCGTTTATATTAAATTTAAGTTTAGCTGTTTGGCCTAAATTACATAAACTGCTATACAGTTGTGCTCGTATTTGTCTTTTATTCATTTATAAATTCACCTATCTCTTTAAACGTCTCTTTATAATTAGTTCCTCTTCGTTTATCACATATATCTAAGTACTCACGAAGTGATGGCAGTTTTTGGCTCCAATCATCTTCCATCATATATTTAATAAGTCCATGCCATCTGTTTTTTCCAAATGGATTGTTATTAAATTCCAAATTAAACTTTTGCCTATCGATAAACGTTTCTAACTTATTTTTAACCCATTCTTTTGCTGGCTGTGGTAAAACTTTTACGTTTAAATGACTTGGAAGATAAACTAAATGCGTTCCTATAACTCCGCCACCAAATGGTGCTGGGTTAATTTTAGTAAAACCTTGGTCCATTTTCCATTCAGCAAGTTCATTAATATAAGGAATATTTAATAACTGTACTGCACAAGCAATATTAATTATTGTATTATTTTTTGTATTAAGATCTAGTCTTTTTAAACTTGCTTCAACATCTTTCCATTTGCTAGGATAACGTATATAATCATTACGTTCTCCAACACCGTCAATACTAAAATTAAATCGTACTTCTTTAAAATGTTCCCAAAGTTTAAATAGTCTATCAGATAACTCTAAACCATTTGAATTATATCTTAAATTACAGCTTTCTGCATAACCTTCATCAACCATAAATTCTAATATATTATAATGTTCAGGAATCATTAACGGTTCACCGCCTGCAAAATAAAGTTCTTTAATATATTGTGCTTGATCTTTCATTGACTCAATAAAGGAACCTTTTTTATACCAAGTATAATCATAACTTGAGTCCCAAGATTGATCTTGTTTAAGTTGTGGATTAGTATACAATGGATATTGTACCTTCCATTCTTCAATCCAACCTGAACTATCATGTGGACTACACATTATACATTTAAGATTACATAAATTACCAAGCCTTAAATCAAAGTATGGAATATTAACTGGAGCAGTACCATCATGTTTTGTATCTTTAACTAGTTTTTGCAAATCTAATCTTTGTGCCCACTCTCTAGTTTCCCATTGACGCTTACTTGTAATACCTTTTGATTCTTCTTCAAAACATTTTTTACAACTACTTGGAATTTCTCCTGCAATCATTTGTAGTCTTGTTCTACGCATATGGTGACTATTAAATACTTCTTCTATTGTATGATCACGCAAGTTCATAGCAATACCATCTTGCTTAACTAGTCCAACAGTTTTATCATCGTTTAGACCTGCACCACTGGCATTAGCAGTACAACATACTCTAACATCTCCATTAGGTCTTGTTGCTAAATGTATCCAAGGTAAAGGACAAAATGTTTTACTCATGCTCATGCCTTTCAAACTGTTTGTTTAGTTTATCAAAAGTACCGCATTGTTTCGAACATTCTTTTAATCCGGTTGTTGTCCAACACCCACTAATGGTACTAAAGAAGCCACTATCAAATATTTCACGCAAACTTGTATTATGTAAATTAGGAAATTTTTTAACCTTTGTCATATAGTCCATGCGTGTATTTGCTGTTTGTGGTACCCATTCTAAATCTAACCAACAACAAGGTGAAACATTTCCAGTAGCACTTATATATAATTGACTATCTTCTTTTGCCTTACAAGTAATAGTTGGTAATAATTCACTTTCAGCAGTTTTTACTTTCCCAATCATATCTTCGCTTCTCTTTGTAGGATAAAGCGTATGGGTAATATTATAGTCATCATCAATAACATCTAATTTACCATCCCTAAATCTTGTAGTGTGTTTAATACTAAATCCTTTAAATCCTAGCTCTTTACTTAACTGTTCACAAGCATCAACTTGATGTTCATTATGTTTAAAAACTAACATATCCCAACGAGCATCTCCTCCTGCACTAATAAACTCTTGTGCATTAGCTATAATTCTTTCCCAATCTGTGCTAATTCTGTATAAAGAGTGTGTATCTTTTAATCCATCAATCCCAAATATAACTTTAACTTTATAAAACGCAAGAGCTTGCCACCATCCTTTATTTCTACCACTACCGTTGGTATTCATTACTAGTGCCATATGAGGGTTATGTTCACGCAAATAATTAAAAATCTTAAGAGTATCTTCTGCTATCATTGGATCACCTAAATTACCGCACATACTGAGATGGTCTAATTGTTTAATAAAGTCAATATCGAACCAGTCTATAAAATTTGCTAATGAAACTTCTTCTAAATCTACTCCATCTCTTAACGGACCACCATTAATTCTTCTGGGACACATAGGACAACGAGCTTGACATTTACTTGTCACCTCAAAGTGTATTGATGTTATGTCGTCTATCTTATACATCTAAATTACCAGCTATTCTTTCTGCAACAAGTCTTATAGTTTGCCTACCAGGATGAATATTGTCTCTTCCTTTATCCGATACATTAGGACGAGGAGAACCTAAATCATCACATCTCATAACCTTAGCAGTTTCTTGGAAGTAACTTGCTTCATAATACTCAATATCTTCCCATAGTTGCTTACTAGTTAAACTAGCAAATAAGGCGTGTATCTCTCCGTGTTCTTTAGATTCTGTCCAACGACCTATATAGTTACTAGGCGTTACGTTCCACGGACCATAAAAAGTTAAATCTTTACGATGATAATATACTGTTCGATCATATCCTGTCCACAGATGAACTACTGCTTTAGGAGTTGGATAGTTAGCATTTAAAATTATTGAATTATGCAATGAATAGGTAATAGAACTTCCACCAACGCCCATATTGATTACAGGTCGATTAAGTATACTAGATAATTGACTACTAACAGTATCAGCATCATCAACTCCAACACCAAATACCGCACTACACCCAAATATAACTACTGATTCTGCCCAGTCAATATCTGCAAATTGTTCTGTTCGGTAATGATGTTTATTAAGAGTGTAATTAACTGGCTTGGTTCTATACTCCCAATCGTTAGATTGTGTTTTAAGATTCTTTTGATATAACTCGTTAGAATCTGTACCACCAGCAGTAAAATTATTAATTATATCATTATTACCAGCAGTTGGTAAGAACTTCCCAGACCTAATAGATTTTTGTATACTAGCAAACATCTTCATCTAAGACATCCTTTACAAATGGGACAAATCTTACTCCTATTAAAGATTGTTGCTCAATCAATGGAACCCCAGCAATTTCCTTTTTCTTTGTAACTAATAATAATTTACCCTTAACAGGTATAATCATTTTTCCACCATCTACTAATTGTTTTGTTAATTCAGTTGGGATTTCGTCTGCCATAGCTGTTACCATAATTCTATCATAAGGTGCAAATTCTTTCCACCCTTTATAACCATCGCCAACTTTACTAATAATATTTTCATACTTTTTAAGTTTTGGTGCAGTCATTTCATATAATTCTTTAATTCGTTCTACAGTATAAACTTCTTGTACTAATTCAGATAATATAGCGGCTTGATAACCTGAACCCATTCCTATTTCTAATACTCTATGCAATGGTTGGAGTTGAAGCATATCAGTCATATATGCTACAATGAAAGGTTGGGAAATAGTTTGTCCGTGACCGATTGGAACTGGCATATCTTCGTAAGATAATTCTTTAACAAAATGATGCCTTGGTATTAAAGTCATAGCATATATAACTCTTGAATCAATAGCTTTTCCTTTTCCATAACTTAAAGCATGAGCATTAATTGTTTGTAACATTTCGTTCTGTAACTGTTTATCTATTAATCTAGTTTTCATTTTCTTCCAATTATCATATACCTATCATATTCAGGTAATTCTAATGTGCCTGAATAAAAAGGTTTACTAATTTTAGAGTTCCATTTAAAATCATCAAGGCTAGCAGAACAATTAATATGTTCTTTATGTGATGCAAAATTATTACTTTGTACAACTATCCATGTATCAGGATCTATTTTTTCTAACCAAGCATCGTATTGTTTTTGCGTAATATGTTCACAACTTGAATTAATAACAATCTGCGGATGTTCTGTATATTCGTAATCACACATATCTGCTGTAACTGCCTTAAAAGCAGACGGTTCAGCCATTTCATATTTTTTATTCATCTTTATTGCTATCTCTTCACATCTAGGATCAATATCAACACTCGTAATATGTCTAACACCAAGCTCACTATTAAAAAGCATTGTTGATAATACTCCATACCAACCGCCAAAAATAACTATTTTATTTGTTGTTGCATGAGTAACTTTAGGAAGTTCGTCACATAACCAAACTTTACTTTTAAGTTGTCCGTGCCAGAAGCTTTCTAGCATATGATAACGTTGATGATTATCTTCATCACGGATTGCATCCATCCAATAAGCTATATCATTAATATCTATTTTCATACACTTTCTTTTGGTATTTTACTATCTGCACTACTTACACAAGTCGGTGTTATACAAACCTTAGGTTCTTTAAATAAAGTAAATCCATCTTCAATAGTACCTAAAGGATCATCATGACAGCTATATCCTCTTTTAATTTCGCCGCCTGGTTCGCGAACAATACAACTTTGATAACCTGCATTACACATCCACCCTTTAAATTTATTAAACTGATGAGCATTTAATCTTTCTGCTTGATCTAAAGTATATTCTTTTCCTTCTTTATCATATAATGCAACTTGATTCGTTTCTTGTTCCATATCATTTTGTAATATTTCCCATTGATCAAAAGTATATCCTTCAACTACTGCACTTGCTGTATCATTACTTTGTGGTTTAAGAGTAACGTGTAATCCTTGATCTTTAAAACGTTGAGCTCTTGCACGATATTCATCAAACATAGCAGGAACCATAACTTGATTGATTGTTACTAACACTCCTTGATCTTGCAAGAATACAAGTTTCCCTGCAAATTCTTTTTCATCAGAAAATTCTGCATGATAACTTGCTGTTATACTTTTACGATCTAATCCCTCTGTTGCTGTTAACCATTTGTTCCACCAATTAAATCCTGGACTAGCATTAGTAGTCATATGTAAACTAAGATAATTACTAACAGGTTCTTTATATGCTTTAAGTAAACCCATTAAATCTTTATATACTGTAGGTTCACCTCCACTAAAACTAAAATGAAACTGATCAAATCCATGTGCCCTAGCTTGACTTTTAATTTCATCCATTGTACGAATGTATTCTAAAAGCGGCCTATGGTCTACAACTTTGCTTTTAGCATACGGCCAGCAATAGCTACAATCATAATTACAAAATCTTCCTAAGATCCAACTAACTGAAAAAATATTATTTTCCAGCATAGTTCTTTGCCCTAGTTTAACTATATCTTCAAATGGAATTGTCATATTGTTCCTTCAACCATTTAAAATCATTAATTTTAAATAATGCTTCTTTATTACCTTGGTTTGCTTCTCCATACTTCTTACCTGCATTTGCACCTTGGATAGCATAATCGCCATTTGGTTTATCCATCCCTTCATTACACCACACTAATAATCGCATCTCAGTTTCTTCATCTACTTGTCCTCTAATAAGTTTACTTGATAACTTAACACATTCACGAAATGCACTTTTCCACGTATTAAAAGGATCTGTATTAAATGCTGTAGTATTACTAATTTCCTCATGAGCATAAAATTTATTACTAATACTAGTTGTCATATCAGGATGACTAACATCCATATCTATTGTAAGTTGCCTTGGCAATAACTTTACACCGCCATGTCCATATTCTAAAAAGTTAATAGGATTCTGACAACGCCATACATGAACAGCATCATGATCCCATTCACTTGCAATATAATCAAACTTCCAATCTTCTTTTAACTGAGCATCTCCGTCTACTACCCAAAACATTTTTGTAAAACACTTTTTAGCCGCGGCTATATGTGCTTGATGTATTCCTTTCACCCCATGGACACGCTTGGCCATAGGAAACCTTGCCTTTAAATCTTCGTAAACTTTATCTGCATTAGGTTCTTCATAGCTTATAAAAACAATATCATACATCTTATTCCTCAATCAAAATTAATTGATAACGATAATCTTTCTTCAGGAACAGTAACAACCTGATGTTGTGTTCCTGTAGGTATAACAATAACATCATTTTTATGTGTAACTAATGATTTGCCTCCAACTAACCAATCAGACGAACCATGTAACTGTTTAACTATAACCTCATACTCATGCTGGTGGGCAGGAAAACTTGCAGTTTGCGTTTTATTACCTTTTGATATATAAAAATTAGCATTAATAGGAGATCCGAATCCTAAAGTTAATTTTCTTTCTAATGAACGTAATTCAGCAGTTAAATCTAAGACATTAGAAATAATAGCAGTAAACCCTTCATCATAGTAACTTTTAAATATGTCAAAATTTATAAATCCATCATGTTTAAATAAATCATAATGATTAACTGATTCCCCCTTATTAGTAATAATTTCAATTGCTGGCTGTCCCCAAGGATATGAATGGGGCCATCTACGTCTTACTTTTAAGAAGTTTAAAACATCTGCATTTTTTAAATTTATTTTATGGTCAATAATAATATTTTTAAACATAAGGCTCCAATTCTTTTGCTAATTGCTCGTGCAATATCCGTCCTGGATGGGCATTATCAGGAAAATCATCTGACTCTTTCATATAATTAACAATTTCTTCATAGTCATTTACTATTTTTTTAAATTCTTCTGTTTCCGCTAAATCAGATCTTAGAGAACTAATATTATTAATTGCTTCCCAAGATGTAATTAAAGGTATATCTCTACCTAGTATTTTTTTCAACCAATCTTTATGAACGTGCTTAATAAAAGAATAATCGTTTTCCATTCCCCATGTACGTCCCCATCCTTCTATTACAATCCAAGGAATGTTTGTTTCATCATAAACACGTTGAGCACCTTCAAATGCAACTTGCATTAAAGTACGATCCAATTCACGAATTGTTTTAGTATAATCTATACCAGCTTTATAACTTGTTTGAAAATGTTTTTCTAAATCAACTAACCCTGCCTCTACTGCCGTCTCACGTTTATCTTTAATTCTTGTATAATTTCTAGCAGGTTCTGTTAACATCCAAATAATAACATCGGGATTATAAAATACAGGAGATGTAAAAGGAGGTGCTAATCCTAAGGCTTCTTCTGCTCTAAAAATTGCTTCAAAGTTTCCAGCACCGCCAAAAGAATAATTAGCAACTGCATGACCAAACAATTTTTCTAAAGAATAACCAAAGCCAGGCCAAACTAATTGAAAGGGTTTAGGATATTTTATCTCAAGATATTGATCTTGATTAAACGGTCTAAAAATAGTATTATCTCTTAGTGAAGCACACCCAGGGCCAGGAGTAATTGTACCCCATTCACCTAATCCGTTACTGTCTCCAACTATTAATATTCTTTTCATCGTGTGTTGCCATAATAAATTACCTTGTGTTTAGTTGATTTATACTTCCTCCAAGGATCTACTACAATACTATCGTCATTCAAGAAGCAATATAATTCAGAATGTGCTAATAAAACAATTGCACTAAAAGGTCCTTTCTGCGGACTTACCAATGGATCGACATGGATACAATGATATCCGATATCTAAACAATAATGACCAACTAATAAACTATAACTACCATCTGTTATTTCTACTCCTGGCTTATAACTAACTCCATTTAAGAGTATTGGCAGTTTAGTTTCATTGGCTAAATTAACTAACTTCTTAGCCATATTTTTAGCTTGTACTTCTCGTGTCTTCATTATAGCATCAAACAGATCATATTGCAAGTCCAATTTTTTGGCCATATGCCGTAATGCAATATTATCTCTTGGATGACAAGATCCACCATCACCCATTCCTGCTGTCATATATTTTGAACTAATAATCCGTTTTTTACTTTTTGAAAGAGCGTTAGTGACTACATCGACATTAATGTTACCTTGCTTTTCAGCAACATCTTGGATCATGTTAACAAAACCAATTTTCATACTAATAAAAGTATTATAAAAGATTTTAATACACTCAGCTTCGTCCCACGTTCCTACTTCATAACGTGGTTTATTTTCCATTATAGTTTTATAGAACTCTACTAACTGTTCTGCATCAGAAGTTAATTTTCCATCTTCAGTTCCTATAATTACCATTTCAGGATTTATCATATCCCACGCCACAGTTCCCATAGCTATAAAATAAGGATTATAAACAAACCGTGTGTTAGTAACTAATGGAACAAACTGACTACGAGTAGTACCTGGCAAAACAGTACTAATAAGAACTAATAATTGATCCTTGTTCATATGAAGATTTGCTTCACGTAAAACATCAATAACAATATCGTAACTAAAATCTTTAGGTTCTAAATGTGCCGTAGGGGCTTTACCGTCATAATCAGGATGATGCGGTGTAGGAACAGCAACAAAAACAATATCCCTATCTTGAACTGTTTCAACAATATTAGCTTTAA